ATGAAAGCCTGCGACGAGCACGGCGCGAAGCTGTTCACGATTGAGCACAAGCCGACGCTGCTGAACAAGGCCGACAGCAACGTCGTGGGCCGCGTGGCGAATTCCATTCTAGCGGATGACAGTCCGAAGGTGGATGACTTAAAAAACTGATCTACGGCGGGGAGGCAGCCGACTTCCTCGCCGTTTATGCGCTCGCAGATCGGCTTCACAAATTTGCCCACGAAGTGCTCGCGATGCCGGCCGAGGAATTGAAAGGCTGGCTGGCTTACATCGAATACCAAAACCGGAAACTTAAACAACATGGCTGAAGCATCATTCACACTGCGGGCAGTCGATGCGACGAAGCAGGCTTTTGCGAGCGTGCAGAACTCGCTGGCGAAGTTACAGCAAAGCTCACAGACGGCGGCTGGGTTTATGAAAAAAGCCTTTGACCCGAGGGCTCTCGGCGCAGGTTTTGCGGCGGCACTTGGTCTTTCGCTAACCTCGGTCATCGATTCCGTAATTACAAAATTAACCGAATTGGTTATGCGTGCGGAAAATGTCCGCAAGATTTTGAGAGAATCCAGACTGGAATCGGAAGCCATTTTGGAAGCAGGTGTTTTCGCAGCAATGGACCCGGTTCGGCAACTCGAAGCTATTCAGGCAAAAATCATAAAAAACGCCGCAGAAATCGACAGACTGCGCGGCAACGTGAGAGAGGAAGTCGTAGCAGTACCACAAGGCGGATCAGTGACTGTTCAGCTAGGCACCGTCAAAGAAGCGGAGGAGCTAAAAAAACTGGAGGCGATGCGAGCGTCGCTGCTGATTGCAAATGTTAATCTAATCAATCAGATCGAAAAAGACACAGCTGAGATTAAAACAAAATCAGACGACGAAGCACTCGATGCTCAGAAAAAGGTTAACGATCTTTTGCGAGAGTCTAACAATCTCATGCTGAAAGGTCTCGAAGTTCCGAGGGACGGTGCTTCCGAAAGGATTAAGGCAATGATTGCTCAGACTTTGGCAAACCGAGAGCTCGGCAAATCTTTGAAAGATTCCGTGATGACTCCGATGGAAAAATACGTCGCGGAAGCAGATCGTCTGACTCAACTTTTCAAATCGGGAGTAATACCGGACCAAGAAACCTTCAATCGCTTGATCGCACAGGCCGGTGATAACTTCGCGCAGACCGAGGAAAAGCAGCGCATGTTCGTGGATTCACTCGGCGCAACCTCCGAAGAAATGGAACGGCTAAAAGTGGCAGTGGCAGAAATGCAACTGGCGCAGGACGCCGGCAGCATGATCGCCCAAGGCTTCGAAGACGCGATCCTGAGCGGGCAAAAGCTCGGCGAAGTCGTCCGCTCACTGGGCCGCGATTTGGTTCGGCTCGTGTTCAACCAAATGGTAACGCAGCGGCTCGCAAAAGGAGTTGCCGGAGTGCTGTCAGGTCAAGGTTTCGCCGGATTCATGGCGGCCGGCGGTCCGGTCAGCGCAGGCTCCTCCTACGTCGTCGGCGAAAAAGGACCGGAGCTATTCGTGCCGCACGCGTCGGGCACCATCGTGCCGAATAACAAGATGGGAAGCAGCGGTGGCGGTGGCACCGGCGGCGTCACCGTGAATTACAACATCGCGGCCGGCGTCTCTCGCGCCGAGCTTGCGCCGATTCTCGAACAAGAGCGCCGCCGGCTCAAGGCCGAGATCCCGGACATGGTTCGACGCGGCGGCGGATACCGTGCAGCCTTCGCCTGATCCTCATGGCCATCTCATACCCACTCACACCGCCGAGCCCGTTTAACCTCTCGCGCTTGTCGCTCACGGGCGTCTCTGCGACCTCGCGCAATACCTCGCCGTTTACCTTGCAGACGCAGCAATACAACTGGCCGGGCCAAGCGTGGCTCGGCTCGGTCGATTGTCCGCCGATGAAGCGGGCGGACGCGGAGACCATCATCGCGTTCCTTCTCGCTGCGCAGCGCGGGACGTTCTATTTCCAAGACTACGCAAACACGGCACCGCGGGGGGGAATCACTGGAACGCTGACAGTCTCGGTCGCAACTGCGAATTCGACCACGCTGGCTTACAGCGGGACGACTGGCGGAACACAGTTTGCGGTCGGCGATTGGCTGCAAATCTCGACCTCGCTTTACAAGGTTGTTCAGCTCAACGGTGTGGGAAGCGTCGATCTTTTCCCGGCACTTCGCAAAAGCTACGCAGGCGGCACGGCCATCACCTACGCGAACGCCAAAGGCGTCTTCCGCCTCGCCTCTCCCAGCACCGAGTGGGCCATTGGTGAGGCGAGCATTTACGGCGTGGGCTTCGCAATCATCGAGGACGTGGAATCATGAGCATCACCACCGCAGGCCGGTCGCTATCGGCCAACATGGTCACCGAGGTCAGCGCCTCGCAGCTCTCGCCGATCCTGCTCGCGTCGTTCTCGTTCTCGACGCCGGTGCGGCTCTGGAGCGGTTACGGCACGATTACGGTCGGCAGCGTGACCTACCAAGGCATCGGCACGCTCGGCACGATTTCGCCCGTCGAGGAAACGACCGACTTGGCGGCGCGTGGAATCAACTTCCAGCTCTCGGGAATTCCCAGCGCTTACGTGTCGCTTGCTCTGACCGAGAACTACCAAGGCCAAGCGTGCTCCGTGCTGTTCGGCGCACTCGACGCGACCGGCGCGCTCGTCTCGTCGCCCGTAACAATCTTCGCCGGCCGGATGGACGTGATGTCGATCAACGATGACGGGCAAGAAGCGTCGATCATCATGAGCGCAGAGAATCGCCTCGTGGACTTTCGCCGGCCGCGTGAAGTGCGCTACACGCACGAGGAACAGCAGAACCTTTACCCGACCGATCTTGGCTTAGAGTTCGTCAACGCGATCCAAGAAAAACAAATTTACTGGGGCAACGCGAAGCTCGCGGCACCCGTCAACGAGGGCGGCGGAGAAACCGAATCAACCTCTTACATGTGATGCCCGCACGCCGCGACAACTGGCCGAACCTGCTCGCGCAATTCATCGAGCAACGGCGCGAACAACCTTTCGCGTGGGGCGTAAACGACTGCTGCATCTTTGCGGCGGATTGGGTCGAGCTCTGCACAGGCGTCGATTACGCGCAGGCGTGGCGCGGTCGCTACTCGTCAGGGCTCGGCGCGGTGCGATTTCTTGACGAGGCCGGCGGCGTCGAGGCTCTGGTGGACGCGCTCGGGCTGCAACGCGTGACACCGCAGCAGGCCGGGCGCGGCGACATCGTGGCGCAGGAAGCCGGACGTGGCGTCACGCTTGGAATTTGCCTCGGCGTGACGACGGCTTTCGTAGCAAAGACCGGGCTCGTCTTTGGGCCAATCACGAACGTCGAGACCGCTTGGAGAATCTAACATGCCACAAGCAATTTTTACTACACTCGCCACGCAGATCGTTACGTTTTTCACTAGTGCCGGTGCAGTTGGAACAGGCGTTTACCAAGGAACTATTGCAGCGGTTGCTGCCGTCATAAAATACACGACCTACATCGCCGCTTCGATGGCCGTGTCGAAGCTGCTTGCGCCGAAAATGCCGAGCTTCTCGGACTCGTCGCTTTCAAACCGCTCGCAGGCGACTCGCAATCCCATCTCGGCGCGCTCGATCGTTTACGGAAAATGCCGAGTCAGCGGGACCATCGTTTATCTCAGCACGACCGGCACCAAAAACGAATTCCTGCACATCGTCGTCACGCTCGCCGGCCACGAGATCCAAGCCATTGACGAGATTTATTTCAACGACGAGCTGGTGCCGCTCGTCAGCAACGTGCCTCAAGGTTTTTACAACGGCGTTGCGCTCGTAAACAAGCACCTCGGCGAGTCTTATCAGTTGGTCGATGACGATTTGAAATCCTTCACAAGCACGCTCACGGATGGAAAATGGACGGATGACCATCGTCTGCGCGGCATCGCCTACCTCTACGTCCGGCTGACGTGGGACGCCGAGAAATTTCCAAGCGGCATCCCGAACATCAGCGCCGTGATTCGCGGCAAAAAGGTTTACGACCCGCGCACGGCGACCACCGCATACTCGGCCAACGCCGCACTCTGCTTGCGCGACTACCTGACCGACGCGACGCTGGGCATGGGCATGACTTCGGCGGAGGTTGACGACACCGCTTTTGGCGTCGCGGCGAACATCTGCGAGGAGCAGGTGCAGATCCTGCCACTTTCGCCGGTTGCTTACGAGAACCGCTACGAGGCCAACGGCGTCATCGTGACGAGCGCATCGCCAGACGAGAACATCGGCAAACTCCTGAGCGCGATGGGCGGGCTGATCGCTTACACCGGAGGCCGCATCGTTCCTTACGCGAGTGGCTACCGCATCCCAACGGTGACACTGGACGAAAAGAACTTTGTCGGACCGATCAACGTCGTCACGCGCACGAGCGCACGCGACCGGGTGAACTCGGTGAAGGGCGTTTACGTCAGCGAGACGAACGCGTGGCAGGTCACCGACTTCCCGACGATCAGCTCGGCCACCTACGTCAGCCAAGACAACGGCAACGTCTTTTTCCGCGACGTGGTGCTTCCGTTCACCACCTCGCCCAGCTGCGCGCAACGGCTCGCCGTGCTGGAGCTGCGCCGGGCGCGGGAGGAGATCACGTTCTCTGCACGCTTCCGCCTCGAAGCGATGCAGGTTCGCGCCGGTGACACGGTGATGATCACGAACGCCAAGCTGGGCTGGTCGTCCAAGGTTTTTGAAGTGATGGAGTGGAACTTCGCCAGCGACGGCACGCCGCCTCAAATCTTCATCGACATGACGCTGCGAGAGACCGCGTCGTCGGTTTACTCGTGGACCGTCGCCGACCAAGTCTTCGTCGAGGACTCGCCGAATACGACCCTGCCGGATCCGTTCACGCTCGCGGCACCGACAAACCTTTCGCTGACGGCAGACGGGACGACGCAACTCGTGCAGGCCGACGGCACGATCTTGCCACGTATCCGCGTCGGCTGGACGCCACCGGCCGAGGCGTTTATCATTTCCGACGGCGAGGTCGTCATCGAATACAAGCCGGCCGCCAGCACGACTTACCTGACTTGGAACAACGTGGAGGGCGCGCAGACCGAGGACTTCATTTCGTCCGACATCACGATTGGCACCAACTACAACGTGAGGCTCTACGGCAGGAGCATCTTCGGCACGACCACAACCTACCTCACCGGCTCAATCACGGTCGCGCAGGACACGACGCCGCCGGCAACGCCGAGCGGACTGACGGCCATCGCCGGCACCGGCCAAATCATTTCGCTGGATTGGAACGACAACACGGACGCGGACCTCGGCGAGTATGGCGTTTATCGCAACACGACGAACGACCCCGGCGCGGCAACTGAGATCGCGCAAACGCGGGCGAGCCGATTCGTGGACGTGAGCCTGACGCTCAATCAGCAGTATTTTTATTGGATCACCGCTTACGACCGGGTGGAGAATCAAAGCGCCAAGAGCACCGGAGCGAATGCCACGGCGGTTGCAGTCGTGGCAACCCAGACCGACCCGACGCCGCCAGTTGATCCGGCTGCGCCAAGCGTAGCGTCCACGACGACCTACCTTTCAAGCGACGGCACGGTGTTTGCGCAGATCGTCGTCAGCGTGCCAGCGTTCACGACCCGCACGGCGGTCATGAACGTGCTCTATCGCAAGAGCGGGCAGACCGGTTTCATCGTCGCCGACCAACGTAGCACGGGCGGCGGCACCTCATCGATTGACGACCTGACGCCGGCCGTGAGCTACGAGATTGCCGTGCAGGCGTTCAGCGCGTTCGGGATTGGGAGCGCAGTGGTGACCGGGCCGACGCAGCTTGCGCCGAGCAAGACGACTGGGCCGGCGGTGCCGACCGGCGGAACGATTTCACCAGATGGCGTTACGCCAGCACTTTTTTCTGGCGCGTATCTGTTCGGCACCGTCATCCAATGGACGGCGAACACGGACCTTGATTTTGATCATTACGAGCTGAAGGTGACCGGCACCGACAGCGATGCGGCCACGAACTACAATTACGGCGCAAACGGCACGGCGAATTTGGAGTATCTCGTTGAGCCTCGGGCAATGGTCTACAGCCTGCTGGCTCCGCTTGGCTATGTCAGACTTCGGGCAGTAAACCGATCCGGCGTGTCGTCCGCATGGGTGAGGATCGGAACCACGTTTGGGCTTATTTCAACCGGTCTAGACTTCGGCACGACAGCCGGCTCGATTGCCGAGGGCGATGACAGTCGCATCACCGGCTCAGCGCAAAAAGCGTCCAACCTCTCGGACGTCGCCAGCCCGTCCACAGCTCGCGCAAACCTCGGCATCAATCGATTCTCTCACGTCGAGACGTTCACCTCCGTCGGCGCAGCGAGCACGACTTTCACGTTCACCCACTCGCTCGGCACCGTGCAGGACTACGTGCTCGCGCAATGCGTGGACCCGGCGAACGA